AAATGGAGAAGGAGCAGATGAAAGAAGCTGCTTTAGATAATGTTACTACCAATGAAAAATTAAGAAAAATATTTGAAATTCAATTTGAAGATTTTTACAACGAAACTTACGGAGGAACAAAATGATGCTAATATTACAACTCAAACAACGAATCATTCAGCTTGAAGCTGCGATGCAGGAGCAAGAGCAGAAAATAAACGATATTCTTATTCGCTTATCCGTTCCAACCGCTCAACTTCCAGCACCAATAAAAGAAAAAAAGGCAGCATTCAAGAAACCAACCGTTGTTGAGATATACGACTATGCCTGTGAGAAACTAAGCAACGAAGACGCATTGAAATTCACTGAGAAATTCCACGCTCATTATGAAGCAAATGGGTGGAAGGTGGGAAGGAATCAAATGAAAGACTGGAAGGCTGCCGTTCGCAAGTGGGACTTATCTACCTTTGTAACTACAAACCAACAAACTAAAATCAAAAATGGAAAATTCGATTCAGACGCTGCGCAACGCATCTACAACGACGCTCACAACTACACAAAGGGTTGACAAAGCAGAACGCGAAAGCGCATTTGTTGCCGACTACGATCTTCCGACGTTCGTAAAACTTTGCTCGAAGGTTTGCGCTATGTATGGCATCGCGTTACCTGAAGCGCAACTGTTGCAAATGCTGCACGAGTTCATTGTAAAGCACTTTCGTTGGGTTACATTTGAACACTTCAACCTTGCCTTCGAACTAAATGCAGCGAATGAACTGACAAAGAAGTGTGAGCACTTCGGAGCGTTGAGCGTCTCGTTTATAGGCGACGTGTTAACACACTACAAACCACACCGCGATAAAGCGAACTTACAGATTCAGAGAGAAATTGCTGAAGCAAAAGAAGAACAAACCAAACAACTAAAAGAAAAAGAAATGCCTATTAACGACGATAGCTGGAGAAGGATGCTTGCTGAAGATCTACACAACTATAAAAAAGGAAAATACACGGTTCTTGAAATTCGTGCTGTGTCGCTTATGCGTTGGCTCGAAGAAGCCAAGTATATTACACCTGACACCTTCACGGACGAGGAATACAATCTGTGCAAAGCGAAGGCACGAAAGACTGTTTACTTCGAGCAGCAACTAAACAAACCAATGGTTGAAAGAATGAGCGACAGGAAACGACAACTATTGAAAGAATCAATTTCTTTTGAAGGCTTTCGTGAACTTTACAAACTTTATTTGTCGAAGCAATGAGCCAGTTCATTTACAACGAACACGGAGTTTGCGAGAACCCAATTCTATACACTTACAAATGTATAAAGGGTTATGAAGCGCAAGTAAACGTAGCCATTGTTCAGAACGGAAATTGGAGTTATTCAATTAGGTTTCAAGGGAAGGAACAAGGTTGGTCGCAGCCATTACTTTATCACGCTAAACATTGCGTTTACGAAACTAAAAATGAAGCGTTCAATGCTGGTCTTGAATTGCTGCTGCATCAAGTAAAGCAAAACAACGACGCGAAGAAATATGATCGTATTGTTCAAATACTTCAAGACGAATTTTGTCCTGTGGTTGAAAATCAACTAACATTATTTTAATGAAAAAACAAAAAAGTTACGAATGGATTGTTGGTTTATTTTATCCATTTGCAGGAATTGTGTTTTGGTATTTTATCATTCACTTCATTATTAAACTATTTTAATGCAACCATACAAACCTGAATACCTACCGCGTCAAGTAGAAGCGTTAAACTATTTGAATACCGACAGCATCGTTGAACAGTTGTTGTACGGTGGCGCGGCAGGTGGTGGGAAGACGAAGTTTGGTTGTATGTGGCAGATACAGCGTCGTTTGAAGTATGCAGGGACACGTTCTTTAATTGGACGTAGCAAATTAGACACGCTGAAAAAGACGACCTTAAACACGTTCTTTGAAACCGCTGAAGACTTTGGATTGATAGCGAATAAACACTACACATTCAACGGACAATCCAACGTAATTAAGTTTTTTAACGGAAGCGAAATAGTTTTGAAAGACTTATTTGCCTACCCTTCGGACGTTAACTTCAATTCACTTGGTTCGTTAGAAATTACAGACTACTTTATAGACGAATGTTCTGAAGTAACAGAAAAGGCGGTCAGCATTGTTCATTCCAGATGCCGTTACAAGTTAAACGAGTTCGGTTTAATTCCCAAAGGTTTCTTGTCGTGCAATCCTGCGAAGGGGTGGTTGTACAATGAGTTCTATATGAAGAATAACCGCAACGAATTGCCTTCACATCGCGCGTTTGTTCAAGCGTTACCGCAGGACAATCCGTTCCTTCCTGTTGCTTACATTGAATCTCTTAGACGACTTCCAGAATACGACCGCAAACGTCTGCTCGAAGGCAACTGGGAGTTTGACGACGACAGCGACAAGCTATTCCAAACGGAGAACTTACTGAGAATGTTCCGCAACGAAGTAATCAATGAAGGCAAGAAGTACATAACAGCCGACATAGCGCGTTTTGGTAAGGATAGAACAATCATTTGCGTTTGGGAAGGACTAACTATCATTGATATAATTGAACTCAATAGAGCAGCTTTAGACGAAGTCGTGAATAAAGTTCGTTTAACTTGTCAACAACACTCGATTTTATTGCAAGACGTAGTATGCGACGAAGACGGAGTAGGCGGTGGAGTGGTTGATTTTCTTAAGTGTCGCGGGTTTGTCAACGGATCTAAACCCAAACACCCACAATACCAAAATCTGAAAAGCGAATGTTACTATAAGTTGGCGCAATACGTTGAAGAAAACAAAGTCACTATCTTATCCAGTACGCGCAAAGAACAAATCGTTCGTGAACTCGAAATGATTAAACGACACCGCGCAGACGTGGACGGTAAACTTATGGTAACTCCGAAGGACGTTATTAAGAACCGCGAAGGTATTTCGCCTGACGTTGCCGACGCTATAATGATGCGTATGTATTTTGAACTTAATCCAAGTTATGGACAATACGTTGTAGGATAAAAACAATTTAATAATTTAGCATAATGAAAAACATACCATTATACGAAGCGTTAAAAATCACACAAGATCGTGAACGCGAAATAATCAATTCAGTAGCTTCATACTTCCAACAAGGAAAAGTTTTAGGCGACGTGCTACTCGAATTGTCAAAACGAAAAGATATGAACGCAAAAGAGAAAATCTATTGCGCTCTTATGATTGGTTCAATGATGACTAAAAACAACGAAGATGGCAGAGAGCAAAACTAAAAAAGGTATCTGCGTGTATTTGCACAAAGACCTGTGGAACGAGATTGACGAGAAACGCGGAGAGAACAGTCGCAACACTTTTTTGAGTGAAGCAATCCAGTTCTCAATGAAGTTTTATATTCCCGAATCTAAAGTAAAATTGAAAGAACAAAAGTAGAAAGAACAGCTACTGAAGTTGTTACAATCAAAGCGTGGTTTCTGCGCTTTTTTTGTTTGTCCAACTTTTTCTTTTCAGCAGTTAGACTGTTTATTTCTTCAGTCAACAACTGTTCCTTCTGTTCATAAGCAACGACCACTTCTTGCAAGTTGTCAATCTTTTTTGCTTCGATGTTTAATTGTTCTTTGAGATTGTCAATAACGAGCGAATCGGACGCAATAACGCTATCGCAAGAATTAACTAAATTGATAACATCCACGCGAGTAATAGTATCTCGAATAACAATAGCAGAACGAGTTCTTTGATAGGTGGTTTTGGCTGTAAGTTGAGCATTTTCATAATATGCGATTTGTTCTTGTAATTCTAATTGTTCTTCGAGTAGCATCTGGTACTCACCTGCGTTGTAGTTTATTATACTATCTTGTTTTTGTAGAATAGAATATGCAACATTTGCATCTTTCTTTCCCCACCAATTCCAACACAACACCAACCAAAGGATTGACGTTCCAATAAACAACAGTATTGCAGCGAATATATTTGTTCTCATAAAATTCTTCCTTCGTGTATGCGGTAATTCTTAACGCTGTAATTTCCGTTTGAGCCTTTGTCAACAATTGCAAAACCGTGATTGTACTTCGAATAAGGGTTGTAGTCAGGAGATAACTCAGACAAGCAACCAACACCCCAACAAGTGATGAACTTACCGTTAGCGTCACGCTCATTGTGTTCTGCGGTTTGGTGGTGATGTCCGCAAAGAGCGGACACCTTAGTCTTCATAAATAACCCACGCGCTACGTTAACAGAAGGAAGGAATTGCTTTCCAAATTCGTGTCCGTGAAAGATTGAAAGTTTACCGATATTCAGTTTGCTCTTGCCGTCAATCCATTTAACGTCGTGCTTGTCGCAATGCGTTAATGAAGGAAAGTCGAACGCGTCAATGTCGAACAACTCAGGTGCTTTGATACGCATATATCTCCAATATCTTTCTTCGTGGTTACCTTCTTTGTAGTATATGTTTGCGTTGGGAAACGTGTGTCTTAACGACGCAAGGAATTGACGGATTGAATACAACTCGTCTTTGAATTTACGTTTACGTGGATCTTTAACAAAGTCGCTAATCATATGACAATCTAACGCGTCACCGTTTAATATGATTGAATCACACCCTTGTTTCAGTCCTTCGTTAATAGCGCACTCAATTGCTTCGTTGTCTTGATAGGGGAAGTGTAAATCGCAAAGGATTAAGAACTTCGTTCCCTTCACTTCGACGTGTCTGCGCTTCTTTGCGTATGACTTCGGAAGTGCAAATGGGTTCAATGGTCGTGGCTTTTCTTCAAACAAAGATTTGTCTGCTGTATTTTTTTTATTGAAGCTACCTACTTTTCCCCGAATAAGACGAATAATACTTCGTGCAGATTCGATGTCTTTATAGACTTCTGGATATTCAGCAAATAGTTTCTTTGCTAAAGTAAGTGAAGGAGTTTCGGGAAACTTACTGCACGTTTCCTGTGCTATTTGTCTCGCTGCTGTCTGTGGTCTTGCCATTTGATTTTTGGTTTGTAAATCGCTCAATCACAGTACCACCAAACAATCCACCTGTTAACAATGCGAGTGTGTCAAACATCGCGATTGGAATAATGTAGGTTGTAAAAGTAGCCACATAGCTGAAAACGATTAGGTTAATTGTGACAAATATAGCAATAATTCGTTTCGAACTAACTTTTTTACAATTACTTAATAATGAAAGCAACCATTCCTTCATAAAAATTTGACAATGAACTGAACAATTAAACCACCAATGACACCAGCAGCGGTTGCAATACCACTCAATCGAGCGACCTGCAAACGTTGGTTCGTAATGTATTTGTCGTGCTTCTGAACCTTGCTCACAAGACCTTCGATTTTCATTTCGTCGTCGCCAATAAGAACGTGATAGATTCTATCAATCTTCTTGTTCATATTTTGAAGTTCTTCGTGTATCAAAGCAATTTCAGTTTCTGCGTTCATTACTTAAAGTATAATTGTATTTCAGCTTCACGACGTTTCACCAAACCTGCGAGAACTTTACCACCGCCCTTGTTCCAAAGTTTGAAAGAATCTGCAATGGTAGGATCGTTAGGGTTGATGTTTAACTTCTTAAATACAGACGAACGTTTGAAGCCACTTGTTCCAATGTTGTACGCAAGTGAAACACACGCGCTGAATTGATTTTCTGTTAATGTCTTTTGAATGAATGGCGCAATGCTTACAGCGAATTGGTCGATGATAAACTTCGCCATTTCTTCTGCTCGTTGTTGCGTAATTACGTCGCCTTCTTTAACCTTCATTCCGTCTTCGTAAAAGGTATTTCCGTAGCCAATAGTCCAAACGTTAGCAGGACACTTGTAAGCCTTCAATCGACAACCTTCGAACTTCTTTATTAGTGCGTAACCTTCAGCGTTAACTTTCATTCTGCAATTTCTTTATTTGTTTTTCTTTCTTTGCTAAATACTTACGAAATTTTTCTTCGTAAATCTTGTGCATTGTCAAATTCTTTTTGCGTCCCCTTGTTGCCATTCTTATTTTTTTTAGTTATCTCAACCAACCAAGACCAGGTCTTCTGTATTCGTATGGGCTTCTGTCACGTCCAATTGAAATCTCAAAAGCATTTGAAGGATAAACATTTGTCTGCGACCAAATTTGTTGCGTTACGTTTGTAGTGTACTCTGGAAAATCTGAACTGTTGAAACATAAAAAGTCAACCATTCTTTGCGTGTAAAACATTGCTTGTTGACGTGCTTGGTCACGATAGTTTTGCAAGTCCGTTTGACTGATTGGTGTAGTGT